TTGCTTCTAATTTGATGGCTAAACCACCTTGTTTGGTATCGACACAAACACCAATCTTTTGCCAGCGATTCTTTTCATTGCCCATTTTGTCAGTATATGTGCCATTTTTGACGATACAGTCATATTTAATACCCATTACATTCTCTCTTTCAATTGTGTATAAACTTGTTTAACTTCTTCTAGGAACTGCTTTACTTCTGTTTCTAATTGTTGGATATATGCTTCATCCCTATCCAATCGCACTACAAACAATTGCAACTCAGGTGGTAGCCTAGGGTCAAATGATACAAAATCGCACCATGTAGCCCCTGTGCAAGCCATCTGTGTCTGCATTTGTGGGATATATCTTGCTGGTGGAACTCCAGCCAGCAAATAATCGATATGGGTAGCAGTATTTGGGCATTTAATTTCAATTAACCCATCTTTTATAGTCCCATCTGGGCTACAGCCAAACCATTCGATTGTTGGATGGTTACAAAAGGCAACCTGATTTACAAAATCCCCTTTAAAGACTTCATAAGCCATTCTAGCCAGAGGTTCAGTTTCAGTTCCCCATGACATAGCAGGGCTACTAAAACTGCTTGTAGGAATCCCAGTAAGCCTTTCTACTACCAAATCCATCTTGTAGTTTTTTCTACCAGCAGATTCGCCAGACTTGCCCTTAGACATGACATCAGCAACCCTACTAGCTGTTACTTTGCCTAGTCGAAGTTTTTTCCATTCGTCTGTGCCTTGTTTAATTTCTAAATCAACCATTCCTGCAAATGGGATTGGTTCAAATAGTATTGAGCCACCCCCATCTGCATTTTTGGTAAATGTTGCTACTGATAGCCTATCTTCTGTTGTGAATGTTGTCATATTGTTTTATCGTTTCCTGTAATTGTTTTGCATAAATTGATGCTGATTCTGCCGCCTTGCTTGCACCTTCCCAATCGCTTTTTAAACAAAGTAAATGGCAGTTTTTGATTGCACATTGAGTATCTAAGTAAAGTTCTGAATAATCTTTAGTTTGCATGGTTTCTTACTGTTGGTTGAGTTATAAATTGCTTCCTGAGGGATACATCTATTTTGTTTTTGCATTTCCATTGAATATTTTTCATTGCAATCATCACAAACCGAAGCAACTTCATGAGCATAATTCCTTGCTTCTACCCATGATTGATACTGTAATCTGCTTTCAAAACAAATAGGATACCAATCATTCCGCTTCATCATCTGGCATTGGAATATGTTGATTCTGATGAACTAATTGAGTATCTTCCAATTCTGATTGCTCCCATTTGGTCATAAACTCTTTAGACAGGACATTGATTGCCGCCATCCAACCCAATTCAAAATATTCTTCAGGCGCATAAACAGCCTTTGGTATCTTGTCAAATTCCTTTTGTGCAAATGGATTCATACTTTTTGCTTTCGCTGTTTTTGCCAGATTTGTTGCACTTTAGGATCTATAAATATAGCATCAGAATCATCAAGTGTCCGATTAAATAGTGCTTTAAAATCAGCCCATTTATTTTTATAAAATTCTTGTTCGCTTGCTGGAACATAGCCATATATTTTGCGCCATCTTACTGTAATGTCGGTGCTGGCTGGTGTATAAATGTAGTCCTTGTTCATAATTGTTTACTCCTATATTGTTGATCGGATTGCCTTTTAATACATACTGCACACTTCCACACTTTTGTTTTATTCCTTAATACTAATTTAAAACCGCTTTTTTCTCTTAATACTTGACAGCTAACACAAAACTTCTTTTCCATCCCAACCTACTTTCAGGTATTTATATTCAGCCGCATCTACTACAGCAGTTAATTTGTTGCAGACATCGCATTTATCAAGCCAGACCCGGTAATCATGGTATTTAGGCTTTTCTTGCCCCCATTTAGTTCCACAATCAAAACAAACATTATCAGGTTGTTCTTGGGCTAGTCGCATTTAGTTCTGCCTTTTTCTTTTCATAGATTGGTTGAATTTGCTCTTTTTGTTTCTTTGTTTTCAACTCAGCCCATGCAAGACCAAAGACAGTTTTAAGTTCATCTGCTGTTTTACAGTTTTCCAATTGCTGAATTACTTTATCAGTAGGTGATTCTTCTGGCTCATCCCAAAACTCATCCCCTGCATACAAGGATAAACCAATTCCATGAAGTGCGATAGCCTTAACCAAACAGCGCTTCATAGCATTATTTATCTGCATGGCATTTGGGTTAGTGATTGCTTTATTTGTCCCATCAATAACCGGAAGATACTCTGTCATTTCTTTTCCAAAAGCAGTAACAGAGCAACTAACCATCATTGTTCCATTAAAATGAATGACATCGCCATAAGACCAATTAGCATTGGGATCATGTATCAACAATGTATCTACAGCATAAGTCCAAGGCAAATAATTAAATTTTCCTTTTTTGCGGATTTCAGCAGATACATCTATTGTTCGAAGTTCTTTGTATTTACTCATATCAAGTCCTGTATTGTGATGCCCCGATCTGCAAGGGCTTTTTTTATTTTCTTTAATGCGGATGCCAATATTTGCTCAATGCGCTGATGGCTTACACCTTCAATTTTAGCAATTTCTTGCAAAGTCATTGGCTCTTTGTTCATGCCATATCCCGGCAGAATTTAACAAAATTAATGAAAGCAAGAAAGATATAAGCAACCCACCAGCCGCCGCTTGCATCGCCATAATAAAAGAAAAATGCAACTAATAATGCAATCATTTTTTTTCCTTTCTAGCGGCAATTTCTCTTTGCAAAATATACCAAAATTGTGATTTGATAGGTTTCATGGATGGCAATCGCTTTCTGCTCTGGATTCCCAATATTCATAAATGCAAGTGGAAACAATTAAGCCAATCTTTTCTTTTTCATTCTTTTGTAATGCTTCTACTAAGGCATCCCAATGAGAACCAAAGAAAGCATCATTTAAAAAGGCTTCTTGAATATTCTCTGGCAAGTCCGGGTTATAGTCGCCATTAAGCAACTCGGCTACTTGCTCATCAAAATCTTCATCATCTTCTGGTTCATAGTAGCGGTCATGCATTGACATTCCCATGATTAAGCCCCCAGCGCAAACATACAGCCAAGCAAGATGCCAAGTAGTATGACACCAACCCATTCAATAATTTTTGTTTTCATATTATTCACCTTTGTTTGCTTCAGAAAAAAAGAATTGCTGTAGATCCCATAAGGATTTCCATTCTTTTGTGCCAATATAGGCTTGATTGTTTTGTGCAAATGCTCCACCTAAATGCGATAAAGCAATAGCAATTTGTGATAATTCTTCTGTTGTGAATGTCTTGTCTAGGGTTTTCATATTATTTCCTGTAAGCATATTGTGAGAAAGGAATACCAAAAGTTTTTCTATCTTCAAATACTACTTTATTTTTGGTTTTATCCAAATAGGCATAAGTGTTAAAAGCAAATGGCGCTTCTTGATGCAAATCAAGCAATACATTGTCAATACGGCTTGCTATGGCATTTACTTCAGCCACAGTAAGTAATTCCCTTGCATCGCGGTCAAGGTTGCTAGATGCGGCTTTAAGCCGCGCTTGTTGTTCTGGGGTAAGTGGGTTTTTCATATAATTTCCTATATTGTTGCCCCCGAAGGGGCGGTTAAATTATCTGTCATATTTGTTTGTAACATCAAAGCGGCTAGATTGGCGCTGATCTTCTTCATAAATCAAGCGCGCATGATCCGCACTTTTGGCTTGATAATCAGCGCAAATTGGAAATTCATCGCCATTTGCTAATACACCAATCCAAGCGCCGCCAACTGTGGCTTTAATTCTTGGATTGTATTTTTGTTCTTGTTTGTAAATTTCAATTAATTTCATGATTGTTATTCCTTGTGGTTGTTAAAAAATTTACTGCATGAGTGAAACTTTAACCCTGCTTATATGCAAAAAACTTGATCTAGGTCAAGAAAATGAAAAATAATTGGTTTGATGTATTATTGCCAAATGACCAGCTTAAACCAGCGCACAGTAGCGCTTCTCAAAGATAGGGGCTACCAATGCGATGTAGTCGAAAGCTACAATGCCTTTACCAAAAGAAAAAAAGACCTATTTGGCATATTCGATATATTAGCTATTGGGTCAGGCGAAACTATAGGGGTGCAGATTACTTCCAAGAGCAATATATCAGCCCGGATCAAAAAAATAGAAGAATCTGAGTATTTACCCCTATTGCTACAGGCTGGTTGGCGAATTATTGTCTTTGGGTGGTTTAAAAAAGACAATGGAAGATATGATTACAAGGAATTTGAGTTTTAGTAGTAAAATAGAGTTATCGCTTGGTGGCGATATGAGGGTAAGCCTTAGTCAGCAATCTGCACCTACCCGGTGTCCACCAACATCCCTTAAAAAAGGATGAGATTGCTGTCTAGGGCTTTTTTTATGGTGATAAAAATGGCTTGGCAATCAATAAATCTAATGGAGCAAAGGAATAAACTTCCAAATGCCCCAGCTACTTATGTAATATATTTTAATAAAGATTTGGTTTATATAGGATCATCTAAAGACATTAGAAATAGGTTTTCTGGTCATGCTTTTAGATATAGTTATGGGAAAGAAATAATTACACCTTGGCAAGAAATTCCAAATTCAGTTCTGGTTACTTTGAAATATAAAATAACAAAAAAAATTGGTGAGTGGTCAATGCGAGAAATAAGACTAATTCATAGGCTAAAGCCTTTATTTAACAGCCATCATAAAGGTAGGGCTGTTAAATGAAAAGACCATCATTTCAATTTTATCCTTCAGATTGGCTTAGAGATACAGCCCTCAGATCATGCTCTACTGGTGCTAGAGGTCTTTGGATGGACATGATTTGTTATATGCATGAAGGCAATCCCTATGGACATTTAAAAGTAGGAAACAAGGTTATCCATTTTTCTAACCTTGCAAGAATGGTAGGGGAATCTGAAGAACTTGTAGAACAATGGCTCAATGAACTTTTTGAAGCTGGTGTATATGATTTGGCTGAAGATGGGTCTATATGCTCTAGGCGAATGATAAAAGATGAAAACCTAAGAAATATAAGGGCGGCAGGGGGTAAACTTGGTGGAAATCCATTGTTAAAGGATAAGCATAAGGATAACCATGAGGTTAAGCAAAAACAAACCCCTTCATCTTCATCTTCATCTTCTTCTTCATTAATTAAAAACATACAGCCTGAAGGCTTTGATTTATTTTGGGATGCTTATAACAAAAAGACAGGAAAGCCAAATTCTATAAAAGAATGGAAAAAAATTAATCCTGATGAACAGCTTTTACAAATCATTATCGCTAAAGCAAAAGCGGACAAAGCCGCCAAACCTGATGACAAATTTAGAAAAGATCCGGAAAGATGGTTAAAGGGTCAGCATTGGCTAGATGAAATAATCATAGAACAAGCCCCGAAAGCCAAGGAATTGCCCCTTGGAACAGAGCAACAGATAGAAGAAGCCTATAGGGTTGAATGTGGCGGTGATCCCCGGCAAGCGCGGTTTAATAGCTATTTTGAAATGAAGAAGTTTATTCTGGATAAAAGAGAAGAAAAGGCTAGAGCATGAACTATCTTTCTGTTTGCTCTGGTATTGAAGCCGCTACTGTTGCATGGCATGATTTAGGTTGGAATCCAGCGGCTTTTAGTGAAATTGAGAAATTTCCAAGTGAAGTATTGGCGCATCATTATCCTAATGTCCCAAATTTGGGCGATATGACAAAATACAAGGAGTGGAATCTTGATTCAATTGGACTTTTGGTCGGGGGAACTCCCTGCCAATCATTCTCTGTCGCAGGACTTAGAAAAGGGCTTGATGACCCAAGGGGAAACCTTGCACTCACCTATGTTGGAATTCTTGACAAGTTTAGACCCAAGTGGTGCTTATGGGAAAATGTGCCGGGTGTCCTCAGTTCAGGCGAAGGAAGGGATTTTGGTTCATTCCTCGGGGCGCTGGTCCAACTCGGGTATGGGTTCGCCTACCGAGTGCTTGATGCTCAATACTTTGGAGTTCCACAGCGGCGCAGAAGAGTGTTTGTTGTCGGATGTTCTACAGGATGGGAATCTGCCGCAAAAGTATTATTTGAGCCAGAAAGCCTGTCAGGGGATACTAAGAAGAGCAGAAAATCGGGGCAAGAAACTTCCACAAATGTTAGAACAAGCATTGGTGCATTGTGCGCTAGAGATTACAAAGGAGTAGGAAGTCAATATGTTGAAGAAGGCAAATGCATTGTTGAAACAATAGGATTTGAAAACAGCAGAAGAGATGGG